CAAACCTGTAGAAAAAAGAGAGAGGAAATTCACCTCACTTCTTTAGTTTTATAATTTGTGGTTTGCGAGAGAATCTAAATGAGATCACAAGCGACTAAACGAAGAAAGTAGAATTTTTTTACTTCTTTGTAATCTCAAATCAAAAAAATAAGTAGGCAATCGTTCCGTTAAAGTATTTGTGTAAGTGTGTCGCATTTCTTATTTTTTTGACACTATCATAATAACCCGTTTCAAAGGTATATGAAGTGTAGATAAAGTGTATAAAAGAGGTATAAAAAGTGTAATAAATGGCTACTTAAAAGCAACTAGTTCCAGTGCCGAAGCAAATTGAACAATGATCATATTAGATTCTTGTTTCACTGATTCTTCACTGATACAGTTTCGTTGTGCCGCTAGATAGATTGGATTGCCGTTGATATAACGGTCATAGAAAATTCTTTTTCTTCGCTCAGTAACATCTGGTTTGTGCGGATGCTGAATCGCAGAATAACCTCTAACGAAAAGCTTATGCAAATAATCAAACTCTTCTTGAGCTTCTTCTTTCTGGATTAACATTTGCTCGGCTTCAAAAGTGTTATTGGCCGTTGATGGTGGAACCAAAGAGAATGAAGCTGTTACTTTCGGTTCCCTCGGCTGGCCAACACGACATCTAGCAGCAAGATAGGCAGACAGGAACACACTGACGTTATGTTTAGTTTGCTCCATATCTACGTCCTTTGCATCTGGTGTTTCATATTTCTTTACGTCAAAAAGTACCATCCTTTGATTCCCCCGTTTATGGTATAATATTCGTGTCGAGAATATTACCAATGGTCGGAGGAATCCGGCTTTTTTGTTGTCTTAAATTCCATTTCCCTGTACTATAAATGTATCTCTCTAGAATAATTAACGGAATTTGTAAGGAGCTTGTGAAATGAAAAAGTATTTATTCACTATTCTATTAAGCTTGTTCAGTCTTATCGTTATAACTACTTGGGTTAGTGGTTATGACAATAAGGGATTCCTATTTGCTATTACAGATTTTATAGGTACGAATCTGCTTATCAAATCCCCTAAGTTAGATGAATTTTATATGAATCAACCTTATTCTGTAAGAATGTTTAGTTCATCTTTAATTCATTTTATTTCATATTTTTCTCTGGGATTAATTATAGATATTATCAGGAACTGGTTTAAGTCTCTTAAAACTTAATTGTCTTCCAATTAATGGTCGCTTGGTTATTTCTATTGGCTAGAATTTTGTATTCCTGTATTATTTATGTGTTTCCATCCGAGACAATCCATTTATTTTTTCTGTTGTTAGTTTCATAATTTCAAAGGAGTAAAGAATTCTTTGTGGTAGACCAAATCCTCCATTCCTTTCTCACAAATTCACTGGCTCTTTTTTATAACCAGCATCAATTAAAATTCCCTCAATCACATAAAGATCCGTTTTCTGCTTTAAACTAGCCTTAAATTTCTTGGCAATATTTCTAGCTTTGTCTAAAGAAACGACTTCATATGTTTTAGCCAATGCATCCGCAATTATTGCGGATGTTGGCGTATAATAAATCTCCAGCAAAATGAACACTCACTTTCTACGAGATTATTCTTCGATTTCTTCTTCATCATCTTCAACTGTCTTTTCTGGGAAAATGATGTTCTCTTTGTTTTTGCTCCAAGAATCAGCAAATGGCGCAAAATGTTGGCGTGCGATTTCTACTTGATTGATTAGATTATCAACTGAAACATCATGATCAGCCGCAATTTCTTCTAGCGCTTCCCCTTCATCGATCCGATGCAACACGCCACGAACGTTGATCATTACTGATTCTGGCCATTCGATTGTCGTTGCCTTCTTGATGAATTCGTCAATGGTTTCTTTCGATACTTGCACAGCAACTTCTTCGACTTCTTGCACATCATCGCCCATTTCTAAAGAAGTTTGTTCTTCTTTTAGGACTTCAACTGTTCCGTCGTTATTTACAACATATTCGACATTTGGTTTATTGGTCTGTTTGTTAACTGGTACCTTGTATTCTACTGTTTCTGGCTCAATGGTCGTTGATACTGTTTTGCCTAAAAATTCATTTAAACTTTCATATTTTCCTTTTAATGAAGCATTGCTAACCACTAATAGTACTTCGATATTTCCGTTTGATTTAGATGTCACTTTTTTCACTTCTGGTCTGAAATTCACTTGTTTTGTCATTTTATTTTCCTACTTTCGTTTAATAATTAGTTGCATCTTTCCATTCGTAATCGAAATTATCGGTTATGAATGGTCTTTTTTCGTTTAAAGGCTTAGTTACACCTTGTGTGATCACTTTAAAATCTCTAGCACGAACAACAATCGCTTCAACTGGATGACCATATCTAAGGGCAAATAGACGAAAACGAAGCTTGACGGATTGGTCAATGCCATACACGCCAAAAGAATTTTTAATATCAATGACATGTCTCCAACTCCCATCTAAGTTTTTTATGATGAAGTCAGGTGAATAAGCTATCGCCGAAATTTTGCCTATACCATCTGCAGTTGGTGTAAGTTCAGTTAGTTTAAACCGTGGATGAACTTCAAAAGGTAATCCGCAATCTTTGACAAACTTTGTATAAAAGTTAGCTTCCTTCTGGCTATCAAATGTGTAACCATCAATCGTGACTTTATTTCCTCGCTTATTCAGGGCTGTTGGTGATTGCATTGTTTTAACTCCCTTTCCTTGGTCGCTGTTTCCGCTCGAACTGCTTTTCCATCTTTATTGCATTCAGGACATGGAATAGGTGTTGCATAATTAAATCTGTCTTTGCCCCAAATCACGCGCTGATCTTGACATCTAACACACTTCATTCTTATTTAGCCCCTTTCATCCAGGCTTGATTACTTTTGGTAGCTTTTTCGGTCGGTTCCTTCTTATCAACCCGTTTAATAGATTTCCCTATATGTTTCTTCGGTTTTTCTGGCATTATAATGGCTTCCTTTACTTCTGAAACGGTTCCGCCAGATACGATTGTTGCGATAGCTGCTGTCTCTTTATGCTCAAATAGCACAGCATCTTTTAAATTGGCTACTGGTCGACCATCTTTGCCAAGATAGGCTGAAATTTTCACTACATATGGCATTGAATGATTCCCCTTTCTATCAATTTGTTTTTAAGGCTTTAAAATGCGTTTTAAGCCGTTTTTCTTTCTTTATACCTATTTATATTCACTTGATTGTAAAACTGCTCTACGCTGAATATATTCGCTAAAAATAATATTTTAGATGCCTGCTACTCGTTTGTCTGATGTCCCCTCAATTTTCATCACGAATCCTTGTGAATTACTCATGATGCGAGAAAGGATTCTCTCACCATAGGCTTGACTCATTTCTTTACCAGTTAAATTGGTAGTAAACACTGTTGCTTTATTCTGCCGAGCCTCTACAATGCGGTTTAAGGTGTCATTATTGAAGTTGGTACTGTCATTCCCTTTAACACCTAACTCGGCCCCTAAGTCGTCTAAAACAACTAAATCAGCGCTTTTTATCTCTGCCATTAAGGTTCCTGTTATTGTCTTTCTGGCTTGTTCATCTTTCATCGCAAATTTTAGCTGTTCTAAGAGTTCCGCATAGCTAATAAATAAGCAGCGTTTATCATAGTTTGATTTCTCCAACACTTCCCAAGCCGTTGACATAGCTAAATGACTTTTCCCAACACCACTTTTGCCTGAAAGAATCATATGAATTGGTTTATTCAAAAGAATTTCAGTTGTGGCTCGATTTGCAATTTCAAAAGCAAGCTTGGTTTCTGTGTCTACTGTTTTGTATGTTTTAAAACGACAATTAATTAATTTTTTGTCGGTATAAAGCGAGCTATATTTCAAGTAATTAATCGCTCTGGCTTTCAAACTATCGTTAAACATTTTCTCTGTTTCGAGATCTTCTGCTTTTTTGCGTGCTTTATATCCACATTTCATGCAAGTTGGCGGACATCTATCGGACCCATCTTTGTTTTTTGCACGCCAAGCATAAAGATTTCCATTGCACTCTGGACATGGATTGGGTGTGATATAAAGCAACGTTTTAATCATTTTTGAAAATCCATCTGATGCTGACTGCATTCTTTCACTTCCTAAAATCCAAGATCATCGTAATCCGAATGACCTGTATTTGATTTCTGTTGCTTGGTTGTATTCTTTTGCTTCCTTGCCGCTTCTCGTTCATCAACAGATTTGAACCCTCTTTGTTCCCAATCTTTCAATATGGCATTGATATAGTTATAGTTTCTTGCGTTTGCATCAATAGCAATTTCAATAGCTTTAACAATTAATTGTTCAGCATCTTTTTGACTAGCTCCGATTTTTTCAAAATCAGAAATCCAATAATCAAAATCGGTCATAGTTTTAGACGACATCAATCCAAATCCGTTGTTTTCCCAAATTGAACGAATGGACGACCCTTTATTGTTGTTATTAATATTCTTTTCATTCTTATCATTCTTTTCATTCTTGTATGTGGACAACTGTTGGACACTTGTTGGACGGTTGTTGGACACTTGTTGGTCATTGACTTGATAGTCATCCCAATTATTTATTGTTATAACGCTGTATTTCGGTGTTGATGAGATGGACAACATTTGCTCGTTTTCAAATTTTTTTAACCATCTCCATAACGTACGCCCGACAATCTGTTGGTCACGTGGAACACCTTCATTGAACTCTTTCTCAATAACGGCGCGCCCTGTGACGAATTGACCGCTGGACACGGCTATCTCTTGACCATTAAAAATAAATCTACTTTCTTTATGGCTCGCCTTCATTAAACATAAAGACCAAAGTTTAAACATATTAGCGTTGGTCCAAACGAATGAATTGGTCACTTTCCGATACAATTTTATATATCCAGTATTCATTCGTTATGCACCTCCTATAAATCGTCCATACTGGTAAAATTTGTAATTTTGTTGTGTCCTCTACAATATTCACAAATCCCACAACTAACTGGTTCTTCTTCGCCGTTTTTCACTCGCACAACATGCTCGATGTTTTCTTTTAATTCTTCTAATTCGTAAATCATTTTTTCTTCGCTAAGAGTGATTAGTTTTGCTTCACTAGGTGTTTGTTTCGAAACGGCTGCAATGAGAGGAAGAAAATTTTTATCATATTGTTGCCGAAGCAGTTCGCAATAAACAGCCATTTGCAACACGTAACCGAAGCGTTCAATAAAGTTTGCTTTTCTGTTTAGACGTTCATCCCACTTTTTCTCGTGTATATCTTTGGTTGTCTTGATGTCTACAAAGTACTTTTCCTCTAAATTTAAACAATCAATTTTCCCTTTCCACATTGCACCGCCAATTTCACCTGTGACGATCACTTCTTTTTCGCCTTGATAAATATTTAAAAAGGCTTCTTCTTGTTTTAATCTTTCAATCATCTGCTCCGCAATTTGGAAATCTTTCAATAGGCCAAACGGTTTTCTTGAAGAAAACATCTTGCTTTTGTTTTCTTCTTTGAATGCTTCATGAATTTCTGGTGATTCAAAGTAAGAATGAACATAATTACCAACTAGCAATGCTTTTGGATCACTAACTGGTGTCCATTCGCCTTTTAACTTGGCAAGAGCTGCAGCTTCACATTCCAGAAATTTTTTATATTGAGAGACAGACATATAAGATAGGTCCGCTTCTTGTGAATAATAATTTTCATCAGAAAGGATAATCGTCTTCTTCAATCGTTGAGACATCAGATTCACTCTCTTTCTGATTGGTTTCATAACCAGCCATTACATCCAAAGTTTCCTGAACTGGTTCTTCTAAAATTTGGTCCGCCACTTTCGTTAAATCTTCTTTTTCAATTGGTTTGGCTTGTTCAATATCGGGTTGCCCTGGTACATCAGCTACACGTGTAATTCGTTCATTATCGTTTTCTTGATCAACAGCTTTTTTATTGTTGGAAAATAGTTTTTCTTCAAGTACCGCTGTTTGTTCTTCTCGCTCTGGTGTCACATCTTTTCGTTCAAATTCATTTTCGAGTGTGTCTTTAGCAGCTTGCACAAATAAATCATTATCGTTACTAGTATTGATTAAATATTTAGCAGCTCGATTGATGACAGTTCTTTTTGCCATTTCTTCTGGAAAATCATTTTGAACATTTTTTGTTTTTGCTTTGCTCCATGACTTATCAATTTGTTTCTTCGTCATGACGGTTGTTACTTCTTTACCATTTGCTAGCTTAATAACCACATAAGCAGCCTTGATGTCGTTGTCTAGGTTTTCGAAGGATGTTTCATGTTTAGCAACAACTAAGTCGGGGCCGTCCATAGCAATTTCAAATACATCGCCTTCTCTTACTACAACAGGCGTGATATCTGCCCCTCCTGTTACTCGATCTAACACAGCCATGGTTCCAAAATATGAGCGCATAAGCTGAACTTTATTTCCATATTTAATGAAATAGCATTGTTTCTTCGCAGGTGATAATCCTTGGATGACCATATCTAGTAAGGCATTAGAAATAGATGTTTTAGTTTCTGGGTTGTTAGCTGCCAACTGAAGAAGGTTCCCTCCTGAATTGTTAGTTAGTTCAAAGAAAGCACTTTTCAAAGCATTCTGTGGGCTATAGCCTGGTGGCATTTCTAATCCTTGCTCTTGCAATCTATTTAAATTTCCGATGACTTGTTCATCTAAAGATCGTTGTGTCATTTGTGTTAAATCGTTACTCATATTTATGTTCCTTTCTTGGTATAATATTTTTAAGTGAGGTGATATTTATATGAAATTTATCTATTCAGATGAAGCTAAATGCTGCGCTAAAAGTATCATGTCAAATGCTTCGGCGATACGGTTTCATTTCAGCGTAAAGCATGAAGCCCTTAGCAGAAACGAACTCAATGCGCATTTAAAATTACTCCGATTAGAAGCAGAGAAAGCAGACATTTTGATTGTTTTTGGTGAGAACAATTATTTCTTGAGTTTTGTAAATAAATTACGAAACTTTTTCTCCGCTATAGAGAAAGAACAAAACAGTTCCACATATACAGGAGCCGTTGATGCTGCCTATGACATTTTAAAAGAGCATTATGCATACATCTAAAATTTACAACAAACTTTGCTATGGATTGATTTCTTGATTCATAGCTTCTTTTTCTATTTCTTTGTACGTCCATAATAAAGTCGCACTTAGTAATCTAAACGCATTATCCTTTCTCATGGTGTCCTCATTACCAAAGACATCTAACAAAATGCTGTCGACTTTAGAATCTATCATTCTTTGCAAGTCCATTGCTTCTTTATAAGTTCTTGCATTTTTTTTAATCATATCTTTTGTACTTTCTTGAAATTCATACAAAGCAGGTAAAAACGGTTCAATCACTGCTACTATAATTTGATCTGCTATTACATCTAAATCGTTACTCATTGTCATTCTCCTCTTCTTCGTCATATTCCCATGTTGGCTCTAATGCTTCTTTTTCTTCTGGCGGCTCTTGTCTAGCTCCTAATGAATCAAACTCAGGCATTTTCACCACTCCCAAAATAATTTTATTTTGCCGTCTTCATCGTCTAAGTGAAAAACTCCTTCTTCTTCTAACTGCATCAAAAACTGTGCTGTAGCTCCTTTTTCTTTAACTACTACGCTTGTTTTTCCTGCGCTGGCAGCGTTCATGATATCTTGAACAATTTTGTTTTGAGCACTAATCATCATCGCTTCAAATATTGAATCGCTTAGTCCGTTTACTTCAATCATCGCAAGTCACCCCGTAAAAATGCAGTTAGTAATTCATCCATAGATTTTTCATTTGCAGCATCTTCGGCTCTTTCTGCTACGCATTCTGGGCAATCACAAGATTCGCTTATGCTTAATTGCTCTTTTAGATCACCTAATAATTTTTGCAAGAGTATAGCTAACCCGATAACTGAACCACAAAACGCAGTACTTCCTTGGTCTGTTTCAAAATTTGCGGCACATAGAAGAAGTTCAACATTTTGTTCCTTACATTCTTTTTCAAGTTCAATAATCATTCTTTTAATTTTTCTATTCATGTGGTACACTCTCCTTGAATTTAATATTTGTAACTGACCTACTTTGATGGCCGTCGAAGTGGGTCTTTATTTTTGTTTTTTTACTTCTCGATCTTCCAACGCTAAATCGTAGTAGAGCAACCAAATGATAAAAGCTGCTATATATATGTTTTGGATTAATGGACCAATATTGCCACCTACTAAAAGCCCCAAGCCAAAAACGATTAGCAATGCCGCTATACGTCTTAA